CAAGGCATGAAAAAAGACCCTCGGCATTACCCGTTGGGTCTAAATTTCTTTGATTGATTGGATTTCGTTTACAAACAGTTCAACCGAGTACCCCTTCTGTTGTAACGATATGGATGCCGGGTCCGGCTCATTATCCGCACCAGACGTACAGGATACGAGTCTACCTGTAAAAAGACTACCGTCAACATCAGTAACCTCAAAAGTGCGAGACTTGGCATTCTTAACAAACCCAAATACTGCATCTTCAGTCATTTTACCGCTCCTTTCTAGGTACTATGTGAATTCCTTTATTTGAAATGTGTACGGTTGCAAGACTAGTCCTAGTCATCTCTCCCGTTTCTTTATTCACAGTATAGCCAATATGCGGTGATATATCAATAAGCACTTTATGACTCCAATTTCCGTTTTTTGTCATTTGTATTCCACTAGCATCAATGGCATCCTTTATGGCTTTGATTACATCTGCATTAGGGATTTCATACTCATAATAGCTTTTATTATCTTCGGGCTTGTATAGTTCATGCCCTTTTGTGTGCATTCCTTGCCGTGGAACGTATTCACTCATAAAAAAAGGTGAATTAATATAATCCTTAACCCGTTTTATAACATCATCAACCGCTTCTCCCTCAAGTCGTTTACCTAATTCCCCTACGTTTACTTTGCCATTCTTGACATATGCTTTCAAACTTTCAGGAACAGGAACTCGTGCGTTGAATCCATCGTGACTTATTCCTCTTGCTTTTTCAGACCACGACAAAAAACCTTTATTTACTAAATTTCTACCATGGACACCAAGTAGCCGCTCTTGCTCCCGTTTCGGAAGCGTATCGATGTATGCTTTTCCACCTTTATCAACATTATCCTTTTGTTTGCTCATATCAATCATGCCGTCAACAATTGGCTTTATTCGACATAAGCAGTGAGGATGTGCAGGGAGCTTTGGAAATTTATCCTTCGGGAATATACCCTTGCCGAGTCCGTACAGGTCGGCATGAGCGTATACATCGCAAATATCGCACTTCGGATGTCTATCGGAAAGTTTCCACTGAAACGCCACAATATCCGGGTCATCAAGGTACTTAGCCATGACTCCATCAGCGTAGGCTCTCGCTCGTTCCGTGCGTGCAATACGTTCGGCTGTATATCGAGTCTTTTCTTGTACTGCAGTATCAATAGCCTTGCTTACATTTTGCTTTGCTCCGTTTTCAATGGCATCCATGACCTCACTATACGCTGCTCTTAGCCCAGGCGTTGTTCCTTGCTCAATAAGCTTTCGTGCATGGCGTATGGCTGCCTTCCACTCAGCGACCGCTTCTTCGTCGAGCCAGTCGGGAACAGGTAAGTCCTTCACCTCTTGAATGAATTCGGGTATATCTTGCTCAGGAATGATACCGCCTTTACCGTATCCATCGAATAGCTTCTTGGCCGTCTTGGCTACCGACTCGCCTTCCTTAATAGCCTTGCCGATGACCTCGGCCGATTCGGCCTGGACCTTCTTGCTGTTCTTATACATGCGTTCAGAAAGATTTACGCCGTCGTCGGTCCATGATTTATTCATAACCGCTGATATGGCTTCATGCTCAAACTTGGCCGCCGCTTGTTTCTTCCCATACCCTTCAGCAAAATCGCCAACAAGGTCGTCGAGCAAATCCTTGTAAAGGTGCCGCATAACCGGATAACGGTGATACGCAACTTTTACGGCTTCTTTAGGGTCCATACCGACTAAGATTAAGGCCCGAAGGACTCGCTCGAAACCGTCTAAATTATTCTCCAGGTTGTTCTGCGTTCTGTCCTTCGGCATTTACATCACCCTTATCACCCGTCATCGGCTCAAACCGTTGTTTCATTAAATCCCTATCTCTTTCAGCCTCATCGAAGCCTTCTTCTATCTCGCTTACAATGTCATCATACGTATCAGGCTCAATATTCGGCATATACGCTTCCAGGACTTTCTTACTTACTTCAGCGGAGAACGTGTCGGATCTAAACCCAAGGTCCAGTGCCTGTTGTGCCTGAGACAGCGATTCAGTAACGTCGTTAATTTGAAAATCTCGAGGATATTCAACTTCATATCCGACGTTTTCTTTCGCCCACAATTCGTACAGTCCAATGATATCCTTTTCGGCTTCCTCACACTGAACGGAGAAGTCTGCCAGGCGTTGGTTGGTTCGCTCGAAGTCCCACTGCTTAGCCACACCGCTCTTTGACTGTTCTACACCGACTACCGAGTCAATGCCGCTCATGCGGTACATTTCCTTGATAAGCCGGTCAATTTGTGCCATCAGCACTTCAGCCGGTCCCTTATCCGGCGCAATAAATGCCGGTGCGTGAGAGGACTCTTGCGGATACAGCAGCATATTATTTGTCCCGAGCGTTACGTCGGGAGTGCTGCCGTCTGCCGGCATAGTCAACACAGAGAACGTCTGATTGTTGAGTATTTGCGTCAATAGGCTGCACAGATGATAGACGTGATAATTTGTCTGCGCAATACTCAAAAACTCGGCAGGCGGTAAGATATCCGTCTTTTTAGAGCTTCTACCGAACCACTGAACAACAGGAATGCGGCCAATGTTATGCGTGCCGCCCTTAATTTGGTTTCCGTTTTCGTCTAAAACCTGCCAATTCGTCGGAGTCCATATATAGTATCGTGTTTGTTTCTTGCGGTCAGCGTCGTAAATAACGTCCTTGTATGCAAACTTGATTAATATTCCCTTCTCATCAAACTGCCAGTCCGTAATGTGATGCGGTTCAACAGCCGTGAGATACGGTAAGGCTCGATTCTTGACGTTATCAGCCACCGATTCACCGAACTCCACAACGTTATTCACGATGATATACATAACGCCGTATAGCTTAGCTAGCGTCGCTTGCTGACGTATATATTCCTGTAAGCTCGTACCTTTGCGGTCGACATCTTCCAAGAACACCTTGAACTTCTCCGTGTCTTTGTATTCACGCTTGATTGCATCCCTAAATATCGGATCTACCGACGCATTGACGATAGGTCCTGTGTAGTTTAAGTAATAAGCCAGTTTTTTACGGAAGGCGTAATTCTGTGTGCTTTCTCTCGGATGACGAACCAAGCCTCGGCCAACAGAGAACAGGCCGACACCGTAATATGCGTCTTTTAGTAACTTATATCCATACAGCTTTTCAGAGTCCATATTTTTGCTCCTTAATAAATATTGACGTGTGCCGCCTTAATCTGCGGTGCGTTTATCTTCTCGGCGATACCTGTCGTTGCGTCCGGTGCGTCGTCGTGCGCATTCTTCCCTTCTCGTTGATAACGAGTCATTGCCCTGTAATATTCAGGCCAACGGTCTTTCCAATTCGTCGGAAAGTAAATATGCTCCATGACCCACGTGGAATTAGAAAGTATCCTTGCCGCTTTATTCTTCGTCTGCGCGAACGTATTAATGACCGTTTTATTCGACTTATACGTGTCTTGTAATATCCTTCGTACTTGCCTTGCAAAGCCTCGGCCGCCGTTGTTTGATTCAAAATCGGCCACATTTACGTCGTTACGGTACAGCATTGCGGCTGTTGCCGGCTCCGTCTCTTCCATAGCGTCCTTAGTGTACAAAAGGTCAAGTACATAAGCCTCGCCGTTGTACACTCCGTACACAATCGAGCAAAGGTAATCGGATCCTGTATCGGCTGTATCCGTGTAGTTGCGGATAGACGTAAACAGCGGATTGCCGTTTACATCCGTCGGTACTCGGTCGTACGTCTTGAAGCTTGAGTACAGCTGTCCTTTAAGGTCGATAGGTTCCTGTTGATAGTTGGCACTAGCGATATCGGCACCCATTGCACGCACTTTTTCTTCATAACTGTGTCGGGATAATATCTCATCGCAGAGCATGGTACCGTCCGGCTGTAACGCCTGCATCGTAATCACCTTAGCCGCATTGCCGAAATGTTCAATCGCTCGGCCTGCAAGGTCATCGCTAGCCCAACGGGTCATGATGATAAGTATCTTGCCGCCTTCCTCAAGACGGCTTAGCATTGTATTGGTAAACCACAACCAGGCCTTCTCCTTCGCTGTCTCGTTGTAGGCTTCTTCGGAATTTTTAATGATGTCGTCAATAATAAGCAGTGAACAGCCGAAGCCCGTCGCCGTACCTGACGGAGACGTGGCCAAGTATGAATTGTAACCGCCATCCAAGCTCCACATATCCATGGCTGCGTCACCACGTTTGATGCGGACGTTCGGGAATATATCGGAGTAAACCGTGATATTATCATCAGCTTTAACTTCTTGGATCGCATTACGCACGTTCTTGGCAAAGGTTGCTGAAAGAATGTTGTTGTACGACCCTGTCATTATCTTTTCGGCCGGGTTACGTCCAAGCACCCACTCAACGAATAAACTCGCCGTGCGGCTTTTTCCGTGTCGTGGCGGCTCGTTAATAATAAGCACCTTGGCTTTCTCATCCTCATAGAACGACTGCAAAGCTTCACATAACTCAACAAGATATCGCCGTTCAGGCTTATAGAAATCAGAAGCCATCAAATTGCAAAAATAAAAGAACTCACGCCGTGCGAGTTCTCGTTTTGCTTGCCTTTTAATACGCTCGTCAATCATCAGCTATCAGCTTCTTTATGTCTTCCGACTTAACGCCATCAAAGGGATTATTCTCAATCTTTGCTTGCATATCGACGTTCTTTACGTCTCTCCACAAGTCAGGCCGTCTGTTCTTCAGCCAGAAGATTTGCGCCGTTACATCAGGCCGTTCACGCTTAGTTACAACCTTCGTTACTGCAAGGCCTAGCGGTTCGCCGTTAGTGGCATACGTCATTTCTTTCGTAATCTCGTTATACTCATACCCCATGGCTCGTTTAAGTAACGCATTTTCAACCTCGATGTCAACGACTTCCTTGCCTCTTTTTAAGGCGTCAGAAAAGTCAGGGTATTTCTTCTTCCAGGAATACAAAGTATCTCGGCTAATACCGATATGAGCTGCTATTTCAGCGTCGGTCGCCCCATCACGAGTCCAAGCCTGTAACCGCAAAAGATTATCAGGCTGAAGCCACTGTACATATTTACCTTTTGCCATTACAGACTCACCTCCTTGGGGTGCCGTATTTGGAACGATTCATAACGTGCTTGGCTGCAACGAAACATTTGCACGTGCCGGTTCCGCCGATATGTATTTTGTTAGCAGAGCAAAATCCTTTAGAGTTGTTTAAGCAGGAACGACGGCAGCACTGAATTTCCGTTTTACACGTCATAAAGCCTCCAAATACAGGCACATGGCAAAGGCGACGCCCTAATGGACGCCGCCTCGGCTGTAAATAAAACTACTTAGAATGATTGTGCGTACGGTATTTTCCGTACTTTTTACTTCTACATCATATCATGTCAAGATACTGACATTTAATGCCATCTTCTGAGAAAACCCATCTAGTGCCGCTCGATGGATTCGGAAGGTATGTCGCCAAGTGATATTCATCTCAACAGCAATTTGTTCCCACCGTTTATTCTGAATATATCGCTTAGTTAACACTTCTTGCTGAGTGGCACTTTCAAGCTTTGCTATAAGAGTCTTCGCTTGTTCACGCATTTCTATCAGTTCATCCCACTCACGATTAGTGTCCCGAATGAGTTCGTCCAGGCGGGCAATCTTGTCGGATACATCAATAGGGCTACCGCCGGTGATTTTATCTTTAGCGTAATCGAGGGCTTGAAGGCTACATATGTCATGCTGAAGCTGAGCGATCCGTTCTTCTTTCATTCGCAGCCTAACCTCAAGACTGCGAATGTATTCAAGATATTCTTTCGCATTCATGCTGTACCTCCATAATATGTCGTCCAATTTCTTCCACAACGTTTACCGTAACCGCATTGCCGGCCTGTTTATATAACTGTGCATTTGACATCATCTTCGCACAGGAATCAAACTGTTGATCGGTGAAACCCTGTAAACGCCAGAACTCTCTAGGTGTCAACTTACGGATAACATTAGGATTGCGACTTAACAAAATCTTCGGTTCGAGGCCTCCACCTTCGACGCAATTTAAAGTCGGCGATAAACCATGCGGTGAATACACACGACCCCTCTGCGGATTGCCGCCAAACGATTCCGTTTTAATTATGTTCCCGACTTGAATGATAGATTGTTCGCTTTGGTCGGGTCTATATAGAATGTTTTCGGCACAGCCGTTTCTAAGACGTCCAATAATGAACACCCTTTCGCGGTTTTGCGGCACTCCGTAATCTTTCGAGTTGCAAACCTTCCATTCAACAGTGTACCCTCTTTCGGCCATTTCACAGACAACTTCAAGGAATCCTCGTCCCTCGTCAATTGACAACAAGTTCTTAACGTTTTCGCACATAATCCATTCGGGTTTATTTTCTTTGCACTCATCTAGTAACCTCATCATTTCGTAGAATAATCCGCTTCTAGTTCCTTTTTTTAGCCCTTTTTGCTTACCGGCAATTGAGACGTCCTGACAAGGAAACCCAAACGTCCATAAGTCGGCTTTCGGTAGTTCCGAACCGTTAACCTTTGTTACGTCATCACCAAACCATAATCCATCCGTATCGTATATTGCTCTATAGCTCTTTTGAGCAAATTTATCGAATTCGCACCAACCGATACACTTCATACCGGCTTTTTCTAACCCTGAGTGAAACCCGCCAATACCGGCGAAAAAATCAATAAACTTCATCATATTTCGCCTCCAGGACGACCTCGATTCTCGGCCGTTCACTGTAAAACTTCTGTGCGAATATCTCACATACGACGCTGTCATCTTTCAGTACCGTACCGTTAAGGGCATCGAGTACACCCTTGACATAATTATCTGTGTCCGGCTTTGTCGTCGGCCGTATATACCTGAGTGACGCTTCCTCTCGCTTTTTCTTGCTGAAACTTTTCGGTATGGCTCC